TTTGATGTAAAATTCTGTCACCAAATCGGTGACAAATCGGGGACAAAATTACATCAAAAATTATTTTGAGATTTTTTTAGTTTATTTTATGATGCTTTATGCGGTCGCTACACGCAATATAAAATTGGGAATTAAGACTGTTCTAAAATCGGTGACGCTTTTTTACATCCTTTACATCAAAGCATAATATGCTCTTGGTGTAGTGATTTGGTTGAAAAAACACGTGACGGTAAAATAAATGTCTGATTTGGACATTTATTTATGAAAATATTTTCAATTCTCATAAATTCTCATAAATTATATAAAAAATATATCGGAATTATTTTATCAAATCTCTCTAAAAATACATTATGAAAAGAAAACGATTTTATGAAAATGATTTAGATGTTTTTTCTGTCACCAATATAGTGACAAAATGGTGACAGAAATTACATCAAAAGCGAAAGAAACATTTCTTTGCGAAAAATGTGACTTTGAATGTATTAAAAAAGGCGATTGGTCTAGACATTTAACTACCGCAAAACATAAAAAAATGAGTTCCGTGACAAATGCCAGTGTTGTTTTACATCGAAAAACATCACAGCATATATGCTCTTGTTGTGAAAAGGTCTACAAATCGCGTAATGGATTATGGACACATATGAAGAAATGCTGTAATCTAGTGTCGGGTTCGCCAACCAATACCGATATGAAAGAAGTCACGGCATTAACTTCGATGGTAATTGAACTTGTAAAAACTAATACGGAATTACAGAAACAGATGTTGGATGTATGTAAGAATAATAATACAATCATTAACAATTCCAATAATTCAAATAATAATAATAAAACCTTTAATCTACATTTCTTTTTAAATGAAACGTGTAAAGACGCGATGAATATTATGGATTTTGTTAATTCGGTGTCATTACAATTGGCGGATCTTGAAAGTGTCGGCAAACACGGATATATTGAAGGTATTTCGAATATTATGATAAAAAAGTTAAATGAAATGGATATTCATAAACGTCCAGTTCATTGCAGTGATTCAAAACGTGAAACAATGTATGTGAAAGATGAAAATAAATGGGAAAAAGAAAATGAAGCACATTCTAAATTACGTAAAGCCATAAAATACATTTCAAAAAAAAACAGCGATATGTTGACTGCTTGGAGCGAAAAACATCCGTCCTCTAAAAATATAAACTGTTACTTAAATGAAGAATATATGAAAATCATTCAACAGGCAATGGGCGGGACAGGCGATTTAGAAGAGAATGAGAATAAAATCATTAAACGTATTTCCAAAATGGTGTTGATTGAAAAAAATTTGTTTTAATATATTATTATTGTACATTTTTGTCTATTATAATATATTTCGCAAGGTTTCAATTTGAGTTTCGGTTAAAGATTCCGGAAACTTTACATTAAAATTAATAATTAAATTGCCGATATGTTCTTCGCGTTTCATACCAAATCCTTGTATCACTTTACTATAATTATTCGACACAATATTGCCTTGATTATTTGTGATTTTAAAAATACGTCCATCGAGATAATTTAATTCAAATGTAAAACCACACAAGGCATCTTTTAACGAAATTTCTTTATTTACCGTCAAATCAAGTCCATTACGACTAAACTCGGTATCATTTTCGATTTTTATAAACACTTTGATATCGCCTTTATTGTTTTCATTTAACATATTACCGCGGTCGCGTAAAATGATTAATTCATTATTGTCTACGCCTTTCGGGATTGGCACATAAATCATTTCGGTTTCTTCACGTTTTATTTCATTTTCAATAATCCAGCGGGTAATTTCGAGTGGCATATTATATCCCGTATACGCTTTACTTAACGTAATCGTCGTATTCATTATAATCGGGGTCGGTTTTGCGAGACGTTGCTTTAGATTTTCCATATTAAATACCGTCGGACCAAACCGTACGCCACCGTTGCCGCCGCCGCCGCCGTTGCCGCCGGCGCCGCTAAATAAGGTATTTGAAAAAAAGTTAAAAATCTCGGATGGATCAATTTCGATATTGCTGTTTGTAAAAAATGTCGCGCCGCCGCCGCCCATATTCCCCATATGCTGAAAGGGATGATGATGGTGATGTGATTTTGATTGCATGTCGTATAATCTTCGATTGTTTTCGTCGCTAATAAGTTCATACGCGGACCCGATTTGTTGAAACTTGGTCGTAGATTCGGGTGAATTATTATTTCGGTCTGGGTGGTATTGAAGCGATAATTTCCGGTATGCTTTTTTGATTTCCTCCATGCTGGCATTTTCGTTTATACCTAAAACTTCATATGGATTATTATTATTCATATTAATATAATAAAATAACATAAACTTAAATAGTTATTTACGAATATTATTAATATGGATAAACCTTTTTTATATAAATATCAACCCGTTGGATTAAACCAGTTTGAATTGGATGACGAAATGTTGATTATTTTAAAAACGTTGATTGATATGAATAATATGAATATTATGTTTATTGGTGATTCAGGATGCGGTAAAACTTCGCTTATTAATGGTCTTTTAAATGAATATTATGGCAATAGTTCTTATAAAAAAAATGTACTATACATCAATAGTTTGAAAGAACAGGGTATCACTTATTACCGTAATGACGTCAAAACGTTTTGTCAGACGTCGAGTTTAATTCCGGGGAAAAAAAAGTGTTTAATATTAGACGATATTGATATTATTAATGAACAGAGTCAGCAAGTGTTTCGCAACTATATTGATAATTATAGTCATAACGTACATTTTATCGGATCATGTATAAATAGTCAAAAAGTGATTGATAGTTTACAATCGCGCATCACTATATTAAAAATTAAGGCATTGAGTACCGAAAAAACATTGAAAATCATAAATAATATTTGCGGTAAAGAGAGAATAAATATAACCGAGGATGCCAAAAGATATATCGTATCCATTAGTAATAACTCAATTCGAGTTATATTGAATTATTTAGAGAAGTTTAAATTATTAAATAGAGAGATTACGGATGAGTTGGCGAAAGATGTATGTACGAATATTTCTTTTCAAGAGTTTGACGAGTATACGAAACTATGTAAATATGAAAAAGATTTACCCAAAGCAATTAATTCCATCTATGTCTTGTCTGAACGCGGGTACTCGGTGATGGATATTTTAGATAATTTTTTCATTTATTTGAAAACCTCGGCATTATTTACGGAAGAAGAAAAATATAAAATAATCCCGTACATTTGTAAATATATTACCATATTTAATAACATACACGAAGACGAAATTGAATTGGCGCTTTTTACGAATAACATTATAACAATGTTAGATACAATGTTAGATAGTAATTAAACGAATACTATACAATGTTAGATAGTATATAGTGTAAACGAATGCTATATAGTGTAAACGAATACTATATAGTGTAAACGAATACTATATAGTTTAAATCTATAGTATATATTATATACAATATAGTATAAATATATAATAGCATCAATGATTTCGGCAAATCAACTTTTTAAAACACAAATTGAACCGATGATATTATTTAATTTTTTAAAAACAAATGGCGAAGAACAAGAAGATTCTTATTTGTTTTCAAAAGTGTTTTATAAAAAGACGGAGTACAATAAACGCATTGCGCCATTTATTGCGGAGATAATGCCTTACTATTTTGATTCTAAAAAATATTATTTGGAGAGAAAAATGGACTATAGTAAGTTTATGACTATTCTTCGCCAGATATGTAATTGTAGTAATATTTATTATTATAAAAAAATGTCGTATGATAAATCGAGTTATGAAATATTGTACTATATACAAAAACCGGCAAAGGTGGTGGAAACCGGCACAAGTGAAACATCGACTGAGAAATAAACTAAATAACGACATCTTATGCTGACCTTATTTAGTTGAAAGTTTATTTGCGTTGTTGTTGTTGTCGTGTATCCATTATCGATTTATCAACAAGTATTTGCCAATCATTGTTTCCGAGGATAACGCTTGTTTTGCCGACATACGCGCAAACCATTGGTATGCGGTACGTTTTAATATTTCGTCGGCCGGAATATATAACCCCAGCACTTTTCCCGAGAGACTAAGAAATTTCGTACTCATTAACATCTCCAAGGTGATAGGTTTACCATTTTCCTCTTTGGCGCCCACCCTATCCGCCGCTAACATATTCATCTCTCCGTGCGCGATTTTATCATAACACCAGCGGTTATATGAACCCATAAAATTACTTTCGGACGTAAAGTCGGTGGACGTGTTTAGTTCTAAATAATTTATAAAGTCGGACATTAAAGGGCAATTCTTTTGGCAACCCATAAACTTGGTATCGGGGAAAAAATCGACTTGGACGGAGGTATCGTTACGTGATACTAATTCGCCGACGAACATTTTATTATTGGCAGTTAATTTGGTATAAGTGGACATCAGGTTTTGGAAACAGAGGAAGGAACTTGGGACAATACATCCGCCAAAAGTGAACAAGATTTTTGCTAATGCCAATTGCCGTATTTTTGATTTAATAGGATCTGCCACTAACGCAAGATTAATCGTCCATCCGGGCAATATATTTTGAAAGGTATCGTCGTCAATTAAACACACGTTAAAGTCGTTACCGCATTTATCGATAATAGATTTTAAGGTTAAATATTGATACGGTTGATTTAAATCGTCTGTGTTTCTGGAACCAAAACTCGGCCACCAACGTGAATTGGTTTCATAGACCATATGAATCCATATAATAGGTTTTTTACTTTGAGCTAAAGAAGAATCATTCAGTAAATATTTTTTTACGAGTGTATAATTTCTCATCTGTTCATCGTTTTCTTCCGATGATTTATATTTGTTATATATCGCACCTAATATCAGCGAAACCGCAATTGGATAAATAAATTTCGTATATTTACTATTGATTTGGTTAATCATTTATATATATATGTATATATATATTAACCCATAAAATATAAAAAAAAGAATAAAAAAGTAATAAATAAATAAATCAGCGTATTATGTATTTATTTATTATGTATCTAAGCATCACCCCGTATTTGTCAATTGTTTGAATCCACTCATCCACCCGAGATTTGCTTTATGCGCCAACTCATCTTGTCGTGCTAATTTATAAGCACGTTGAACATCATTTTTGTCTTGATACGATTGGCGATGTTTTAAATAATCGTTGGATTGTGCGAGTGAAAGGGGTGTAATGTCGCGGTATTCCGGTTGTTGTTGCATTTCCAAAACGTTTTTAAATTTCGGACGGCGTAAATAATCTTCGTGTGTCACCGGTATAACACTTTCGACATGTGCGCGTTTTAAATCTTCGTACGGTAAATTACTAAACATTGCCGAGGAATAATACGTCGGTTTTTCGCGGGTTAATTCAAAATGGGTCGATGAAGACTGCGCAATATCTTCGATTTCTTGAAGGGGTATTAATGCTTGAATTTCTTTCTTTTTTAGTTCAAAAGTCGAGTTCATTTGACTCATTGTCGTCGTGCGGTTATCCATATCTTCATCTGTTTTTATCCAATCGCCGTAACCTTTATCCTTATCGTCGTCACTTAGTTTATGTTTTTCAAAAAGTTCATTGAATAGTTTATTAAAGTTGGGTTTTTTTTGTAATTGTTTTAAAAGTTGTTCTTTTTCTTCATCTTTTTCTACAGTATACTCGGTCGACTGTTTGGTCGTGCTTTTATGTCTAAACTCGTGGATAGAATAAATGATTTTATAAGCAGAGGTGAAAAAGAGGAAATACTTTTTATCGAGTTTGGATTTATCTGGATGCGATTTTAGTACCATTTTTTTGACTTGTTTTAAATCATCGACGCCAAAGTTAAAATCGAGTTTAAATAAGTTTAACAAGTCATTTAGGTCATAATTTTCGAGATTTAAATCAAGGTCTTCTAAACTCATATATACTACTAATAATTATTATTTATTATGTCTCTCAAACATAACAAATAGTACAATAACGGCAATTAAAATATATTTAATTATATTATAGGTAATATGACTGATACTAACACTGATTGTAATAATAAATTAATGTGCGATTTAGGATTAGATACCCAATCGAAAACAAAACAATGGCTTATTAAAAATCATCCAGATAAAAATACAAATGCGAATATTGAACACGTACGCGAAGTATCTAAATGTTATAAACGCCGCGAAGTCTGTAATACTGATGCGGCACAAGCAGCAGCACAAGCAGCAGCAGCACAAGAAATGTCCGATGCTGAGGAGGAGGAGGAGGAAGGGGAGGATGCTACGCCAATCCGTAAATCGCCGAAAGAACAGCAGCGTGCGAAAATATATACGTGTTTACGCCAAACCGAGAATTGGAGTAAAATATTGCCGCAACATAAATTCGATAATGCTAATTTTGATCCAAGTATTGTCGAAACGGATCTTACGAATGCTTCCCCGAAATTAGAACAATTATTTCAAATCATTAAACAAGTCGATGAAAATGATATGCGTTCACACCGGAAATTATTTAAACATTTTATTTTTTCGGATGTGAAAGAGGAAGGGTACGGTGCGAAAATATTAACGTCGGCATTTATTGCGCGAGGTTATCATAATTTGATTACGGCAAGACCAGTAGATAATCAAAAGTCTTTGCGGTTAACTTTACTCGAGACCGAGGAAGAAGATAAGAATAATTCTTTTGGCGTTCTCTCTTCGTCGCCAATGTTTAATTCCGAGTTTAGTCAAAAGTTTAAAAAGCAGGTACTTCAAACCTATAATAAACGTCCTGAAAATATTCACGGCGCGGATATGCGGTTTATTATATTAGATAGCGGGTTTAAAGAGGGTATTGATTTATTTGATGTGAAATATGTACATATTTTTGAACCATCGATGACTGTCGCCGATTTAAAACAAACGATTGGACGCGCGACACGCACGTGTGGACAAAAAGGTCTTCATTTTGAACCGAATGTCGGGTGGTCGTTGTATGTCTATAATTATTATATTGTCGTGCCGGACGATATTAAAACCGAATACAAAGCAGCAGATAAATCATTACTCGACCATCCCGACGAAGATGAATATATTTTTAAAGATGCGACGAAAATGAAAGATACCGTGTTGTTGTATAGCGAATATGACCGGACATTGACTAACCTCGCCGAGCAATTGTATAAATTGGCGCCGGTACTATCCGTCGATTTTCCTTTAACTGAAAATATACATAAAATCGACGATATTGCGTACTTGTATGATACGATGAATGAACGGGTCGGGTCGTCGCCGTCGTCGTCGTCGTCGTCGTCGCCGTCGTCGTCGCCGTCGTCGCCAATGGCCGTGGGCGGGGCGGGTACGCCACCAAACGGTATAAATTGCGCAGGAAAATGCGGGACGCGTACCTCGAAAAGCGTGCCGGCAACCGATAGTTTTTTGTTGTATGTGTATAAAAAGTTCGGACATCCGTTGAAAAATGTGCCGACCGCTAATCCACGTGCGTATTTTTGCGAGTATATGAAAACGCATCCAGAATATTGTGCGCAATTGAATGAAACGTGGGCGACTAAAGCAGCACTTGTACCGAAAATGGTCAGTCAGAAAATGCCAAAAGTAAAAGAAATGACGAAAACTCGACGTAAAAAAGAATCGGCGTCGTTGCCTTCTAGTTCAGGGCGGGTAAAGAAAAGTAAAAACACGACAATGAAAAAGGAAAAATTGTCGTCATCATCATCGACCGCGGCGAAATATGCGTGGATTATGGATTTGACGGATGAAGAATTGAATAAACAAATCCAATATTTGGGTATTTCAATTGATAATCAACCGACCAGTCGGGTCGAACGTGAAATCTTGTATGTGGATTTACTGCGTAAATTTAAACCTGAACAGGATGGACCTATTGCGGTATCACCACAAACCGCGAAAGTAAAGACGATTATTAGTAAATTGAAAAATGATCCACAATTAAATCAGATGTATACCGAATTAGCACCTGTCAAATCATCCCGCCGGAAAAGTCAACTTAAAAATATTGGTACCTATATCGAATCTATTCTTTCCCCGAGCGAAAAAGCATTATATACCGGTGTACCAACCGAAGAAGGTGAAGCAATGAAATCGCCGTCGCCACTCGCGCCTCTACCTCTACCTGTACCTGTGCCTGTGCCTGTACCTGAACCTGTGCCCGCCATCGCATCCGTACCCGAACCCAAACCCGCGCCCGCCGCAGTAAAAATAGACCCGAAATTTGCGTGGACGCAAAATATGACAAAAGATGGGTTAGGTCGACATTTGAAAATGATGGGTATTATGCTGGAAAATCAACCGAAAACACGCGAAGAACGGTTAAAGTTATATTTAAAATTATTAAAAGGTGTTCCAGCAAAACAACCAACAAAGAAAATCATCAGAAAAGCAGGACCCGCACTCGTTACTAAAATCGGTAAAACGACATTAAGTAATAAAGCAATACGTGCCTCCGCCAAATCAAGTCTAAAATCGTCTTCGCCTCTTGAAAATAAATCGCTCGTTATTGCGAATGAAGTGATGGAAAAATTAGATATTGTGCCTTATGTCGATCCAGTAAATGTGAAAAAATATGAGATATTAAACTATTCCGGTAAAAAGAAAAAGGATTTAAAACAGAGTGAACCAAAACCGCCGTCAAAGAAACTTAATTTTATTGAAATGCGCGATTTTATTAAAACAAATTTCGCAAAAGATTTTACGTGGGATCCGGTCGTCGTAGAAAATAAATGTGGCGACGCACCGAAAACAGACTCGATACCGAAATCGGCAGAAAAAGAGAAAGCAGCAGAAGACGAAGAAGAAGAAGAAAATATGCTGTTGTCAGATTTAGACGATTTATTAAAACAACTCGATACATCCAAACAAAGTTTTGAAAAAAATAGTAGTTTATTGTTAGGAAAAATGCAACAACGGCGTAACGAATTACAGCAGTATATTAAACAAATTGAGACGGGCACATCGAGCGAACCCGCAGGGTCAATGTCTTCTTCTGCGTTGTCTTCTTCTTCTGCGTTGTCCTCGTCCTCGTCGCAATCTGGCGGGAGTCGCGTCATTACCTTAAACCCGACCCAGAAATTTATCTGTACCTTCTTCACACCGAAATCGCCTTATAAAGGTCTTTTATTATGGCATAGTGTAGGTACCGGCAAAACGTGTACGGCAATTGCGACCGCATCATCTTCATTTGATAAAGAAGGGTATACGATTCTCTGGGTCACCCGTAATACTTTAAAAGGCGATGTGACAAAAAATATGTTTGATGATGTCTGTCATGCCGTCTTGGCAGAGCGAATGAAAAAAGAAGGATTAACTATTCCGGACGATACGCTGAAACGGAACCGTTTAATTGGCGATAATTGGATTGAACCGATAAGTTATAAAACGTTTAGTAATTTATTGACGCCCGGTAAACATAATAAATATTTAGAGCGGTTAATTGAACGAAACGGGAAAACAGATGTCCTGCGTAAAACATTGATTGTAATTGATGAAGCGCATAAATTATACGGCGGCGATTTAAAAGCAGCGGAACGACCGGATATGAAAGTGATGGAACGGTTATTAATGAAAAGTTATAAAACCTCGGGCAAAGATTCGGCGCGGTTATTAATTATGACGGCAACGCCGTTTACCGATAGTCCAATCGAATTATTTCAATTGATTAATTTATGTAAAAGCGACGAATCAGAGAAAATACCGGTCGATATGACCGCGTTTAAATCTGCCTATATGGGCAGTGATAATTATCTCTCGAATACTGGCGTGAAAAAGTTGGCAGATAAAATGAGTGGGTACATTAGTTATTTGAATCGAGAACAGGACCCCACGCAATTTGCGCAACCGATTATGATTGATGTGCCAGTAATGATGTCGTATATCGAAGACCCCGAATTACGTTCTTACTTTGTGAAGAATAGTAATAAAACAGAGAAAGAACAAATGTCCGAAATGGGCGAAGAGAGATTGATGAAAGAAAAAATTAATGAATATCAAGAAGAAATTAAAGTCTTAAAACAACGAAAACGAGATAATAAAAAGACGTTTAAGAATGTCTTAAAACAGCGGCAGCAAGTATGTAAAACCATTAAAAATAAAGAAGACCGTTATAAATGTATGAGAGACATTAATAACGAAGTAGATGCGGAAGAAGAAGAAGTTGACACGCGGTTACAAGCGCGAATTGACGAAAAGCAGGCAACCATTGAAGCAACGGAAGAAGAAGTAAAAATGGCAAAAAGTAAATTGAAAGAACTCCGGAAAAAAATGACCGGCGTGAAAGAGAGTTTACTTCAAGAGGTGATGTTGACGGAACGATGTAAAGGTATCGTGGGCAAAGATTAATTGACCTTTAATTCATTTGCTTTAATTGCGCTGCGTAAGAAAAATTGCGCGACTTGTTGTTCATCCGCGCCGACGACGGAATCATCCGGAATAAACCACCGTTCTCGTGTAGCATTACCGTAAAATGCAAAAAATACCGGAATGCCGGATACCATTTTGTTTCGTTTTAAAGTGGCAAATAAATCCATATTATGGTCGACATTAATATCCGCAAATAAAATATTATCCGCACAATTATTGTAAAACGCATAAGTCATTGGCGCAATCTTTTTACAGGGTCCACACCAATCGGCACCAAACTTGATAATCAAGACACGTTTGCCAAGTGTCGCTTGAAGTTGTTTTAAAGTGTCTACCGTAAGTTCCGTGATTACGCTTTTGCTGGACATTTTATAATTGTATATTATATACAATTTGCGTTTAAACTCTTTTTGTGTTATGTTTCACCCGCCGCAAACGTGTGAAAACGTTGATGTTATGAATTATTTTCTTTATGACTGCGCATTGCGTCACAATTTAATAAATCTTCTTTGGTAATATGTCGTTGCCAATATAAAACATTATTGATATAAATATCTTCATCATCTTCATCTTTGGCATATTTATTATCTGGCACTAATAAATATTCTACACAAAAATCGGGCGTAAGAGTTTGGGTGTGTAATATTGCCCATAAAGAAAAATCCTGAATATGTTCTTTCAAATAGTCGATTGAATAATAGTTTTTATTTTTATACAACTCGCCGTCGCGTTTGAACTCTTTTGTCATTTATCAATATATATACTTATATATACTTATATATACTTATATATATACTTATTTATATTTATATAAATAACATTCACGGCAAGACGTAATACGTCGGTTCACAATTATATTTAGTCAACAAGTCGTATAAAAACGGCGGATGCGAAAACGTCGTATAATCTTCAAATAATTGTGACCCGTTAGGTATATCTTTTATCGCATAACAATGTCCTGTTTTTAAATCCGTCTGACAATTACATTCGTTTGGTTCTGCGTGATTCATATATTGCCCGTCATCGACGATAAGACATAATTTATCTTCTTTACCAAACGTAGAGTCTAAAAATCGTTGTTGGGCATTTAAATCCGGTAATCCTTGTAAATGTGCTAGACATTGTTGTTCATTAAATTCAAACACATTATGATTTAATTGATACGTCCATATTTGCGTTCCCGCTAAAATATCCTGTAACGCAAATAGACCTTTCCCAAAACTCGGTGTTTCCTGAATGATATAATTTATGTTCATATGAATAGATGAATATAAATAATAGGTTATTTTTATATATTCTAACCCTAAATATATAATGAATCTTAAACAATTAGTGCTTTCGGGGGTAATGATGCTGTTTTTGGATTCGATTTATTTATCCACCTTTAGTAATTTTTTTAATAACGTCGTCGAAAAAGTTCAAGGCACGAAAATACAGTTAAATCTATCCGGCGCCATTTTATGTTATCTCTTTTTAATATTCGGTATTAATTATTTCATTCTCGACCAAAAGAAATCATTGACGGATGCGTTTATATTAGGTTTGGTGATTTACGGGGTATACGAAACAACGAGTTTCACTCTTTTGAAAAATTGGTCTTTGAATGCCGTTTTATTAGATACTTTATGGGGCGGTATCTTGTTTACCTTGACCGTGTATTTGACGCGTAAGACGATTCGTTTCTTAAATTAAATAAATATGATTGGTTTTCATCTAAATCTTCATTGATTTTGTCACGATTTGTTCTAGTCGAGTCATATCAATATGTGGTAAATCGACATGTGCCTCCCAGAAAAAAGTACAAAATGCCCATAAAAATTCATAGTCGTTTAAATACCAGTCGGGTTCTTCTAGTAACAGATTTTGCCGCAAAGTGAAAGGTAATAACCCCATACTCATTGGCGGCAACACATAACTCAATTGAACTAACGGCGTGACGGGATCTTTCGGTTTCGGCGGCAGGAGGGTTTTCTCAAAGTAGGGCACATATTTAATTAAATCCACGAGTAGTGGCGGGTAATGATAATTATAAGACCAACGCCAATCAACACATCCCGTTGAATAATATTTCATTGTCCATTCTAATCCCTCTAAATAATTCGTTGCTATTTCTTGCCGGCGTTCATCATTAATGCGAATATTAAAAAGACTCTTATAATAGCGGGATTCCCACCCATTATCATAAGGATTAATATAGAGTTCTAAAGAACGGTCTTTTGTCGGCAGCATTAGATTTTCGTCGACCTCTTTTTTATCTGCTCGATTAGACATATTATTATTATTATTATTATTATTATTTCTTTTACTCATTTTATCGCGTTGGACGTATTCAGTTTTAATATAGTCGAGTTCATTTTCGGCAAGACACGCAATAAATAAACGCACATTTTTCCATATAATCTCTCCATTTTGAGTTAAAGAATCTTTTTTTACCGCAAATAAATGAGTATAGGTATCGATTAAACGTTGTATACCTGATGTCCGGATATTTAAGGCAGGGAAGTGCGGTAAAAAATCATTGCCGAGAAAAAAACACATAAAGATATAATCAAACAGCACATTATGGTGGTGATTTGCTTGCTCAGCGGTGGCGGCGGTGGCAGCATCAGCGGCAGCAGCAGCAGCGCTAGTCAATTCTTTTACAATAGATTTCGCAAATTGAGGTATATCCAGCACATACATTTCGTTCGGGTTTAACGTCTTGTCGATACTTTTTATAAACTCGGGTGTTTCTCTAAACAAAAACATATTTTCGGAAATGTGTAAATGATTTAAAGTCAACATAATCAAATCGGCATCTAAACCGTAGATGACCGTACAAGTTTCCTTATGATATAACGGTTCGCGGCGGATATATTCGTAAATCTTATGCTCACCTTCACCCGCCTCATCTGCGGTAGAAACAATGATTTCTTGTAATCCGAACTCGGCAGGATTTTGAAAACGGGATTTTACAAAGGTCCCGAGTTGGCACATAAAGTCAGTGCCGGGAGTGATTGCCGAAGTGTTCCAATTGAAACCGTCTGTTTTTTCGGCGAGAGATGCTTGATAAGCGGTCATATACCGCCGCTTGCGTTGCTGGTTTAATTTTGCCAACGGCGCAACGCCGTCAAACGCAATCAGTACCCGTCCATTCGGTTGTAATTTTTTAATACACGCAATGATGTTATTACACGCAGTTTCAATGATATTTTTTTCGTACACATCTTTCGGAGTTAATGCCGCGCTCGCGCCGCTGCTGCTGCCGCCGCCCCCAGTGCCCCTATTATTTTCTGGTACGACGGGAACACTGCGTTGCGCGTCATAAATAAAAGAATTACAGTCCAAATATAAATTATTTATTTTTGGACTGTTGATATCGATAGGTTTAATTATACTACGGTGTTTTCGTACAATATGCGAAAAATAACTTGGAATACCCATTACAAATACGTAAGTCTAATATATTATATTAATTTGTCTTTATATAAATATTCATTATCTATATAATATAAATAGTTAAATGAGTGTTTCGGTAAATATTGTAAATAAAATAGTAAAACTACAAGAAATTATTAAGGATATCGTACGCATCAATCAAAAGTATAAAGTTTTAGAAATCATCGATACAAATGACCTTAATTCTTGTATTAATTATGCGGAAACCATCTACGCCAAATTAAAACACGAATTAGCAGCGTTGAATGCGGCACCGGCAGCACCAGCAGCACTAGCACCAGCACCGGCAGCAGGGCAAGATGACGTTACAAATAATGCGATTGGTAATTTACAGCAACTTATTTTTGAAATGTCGACTTTAATTAGTTTATATGGTTGTAATAAAATAGAACACGCGTTGACGGTATGTGTTGGACATAATTATATTATCGACGAGAAATACAAGGAGAAATTCGCATTAATCAACGAATATGTCCATTTGACTAAATATAAAATAATTGATTGGAAGACAATTTCAAAAAAATCTTTTCTACACGAAAATATGGTGAAAACTGCGGAAGATTGGGACTGTTTTGAGATTGAAAGCGATTATAGTTCATTTCATACGATAATTTACGGTGTGAAAATCGTGCTCCATAATATTGAAAAACAGCATACGATGGTGATGTACGGTATCATTGACGATATATTAACTGACGTGATGATGAATAGTAGTTTTATGAATGCGAAAATGAACGAGTTAATAAATCATCCACCAGACCACCCAAAGTTTTGTCAAGATTCGTATGACCGGTTTCGGTTATGTCTCGGCATAAAAGATATGTTAATTTATAATATAGAAGGATTAAAACAACAGTATAATTTATATAAAGACAATTTATACGAAAACGATAAACCGTTAATTGATGTTATTAATATTTTTATAAAAAAAGAATTGAATGAGAAACGCTATACTTTAATAAAGTTGTTAATTAATTCGCAGCATACCGAATATCAATATTTAGCATATTTGTTATATGATCTTTTATCGAATGATGTGAATGGGGTCATTGATACGTATGAACAAACTATGTTATTTGATAGTTTGCCTTGGTGTATTAAAAAATACTTTAAAGACGCGATGAAAAAAACCATAAATTACGCGAACCGTGTATCACAAATTGAATTGTCTAAAGTGCCATTAGAACAGCAAATCTGTTTAATGAAAACGGATGAATCGGTAAAGGAAAAAGCAATGCTTAAATTGAAAGAAGTGAAAATGAAATCGGAAGACACCGGTTCTAAAGCAAGACAATATTTAGAAGGGTTATTGAAAATACCGTTTGGCGTGTATAAAGAAGAACCGATTATGCGTATAATGCGCGATAGCAATACAGCATTTGTCTCGTTAATTGCCAAAATTGGTAAAAGTAACACGAATACGAAAATCGAGTTGCCTTTTCCAATAAAGAATGCGTATACACCCATTGAAATCCAAAAATATATGGCATTACTCAAAACGCAATATGCGCCGGCATTTTATGCGTACCTAGAAACGACTTTTCACGAATATTTGGCAACCTTTACGAAAGTCCGCGTTCAGAAATCTATTACGCAATTGAAAAATATAATGATGGATAAGGCGAATGCTGGTTCTGGTGCTGCGACACAGGATATAAATTATAAAAAAATGATATCCGCGGCAGCATCCTCGAATGTAAAAACGGTGGGACAATTGCGTGACCAACTTGGGCAAATGGTGAAATATACATTAACTGAAACTTCTTATAAAACAGTAATTTATGAATGGATAGAGGAGAGATTATTCGATGAAAATGAAAACAACGATAATAAAATCATTCCAGTGTTAACCCAAGATTTACCGCTAATTGATGAAAACTTTTCGAATATTCATACCTTTATGCGCGATATGACCTCCGTATTAGACAAATCCGTTTTTGGACATCGAAAAGCCAAAAGACAGATTGAACGTATTATCGCGCAATGGTTAAATGGCGACAACACGGGGTATTGTTTTGGATTTGAAGGACCACCGGGGGTAGGCAAAACTTCGCTCGCCAAGAAAGGCATTTCATCTTGTTTAAAAGATGCTAACGGAGTGTCGCGACCTTTTGCGTTTATTGCGATGGGCGGTTCTTCGAATTCAAGCACTCTTGACGGACACAACTATACTTATGTCGGTTCCTCGTGGGGACGCATCGTCGATATTTTAATGGATACCAAAATAATGAACCCGATTATTTTTATTGACGAATTAGATAAAGTGAGTAAAACGGAGAATGGTAAGGAAATTATCGGTATTTTAACGCATTTAATTGATCCAACCCAGAACGATAGTTTTCACGATAAATATTTCAATGGCATTAATTTAAATCTCTCAAAAGCATTATTTATATTCTCTTATAACGACGTTGAAGCAATTGACCGGATTTTATTAGACCGGATACACCGTATTAAATTCGATCATTTAACCAACGAGGATAAATTAGTAATAACACGGGAATACATCTTACCGGAAATATATACCAAGATGGGTTTAAATGATATTATAAAAATTGATGATACAGTCATTGAATATATTATCTCGGAATATACGTGCGAACCGGGTGTAAGAAAATTAAAAGAATTAATGTTTGAGATTTTTGGCGAATTAAATTTATCGATGTTACGGCAAGGCGTCGATTTAGCGATGGAATTACCATATATTATTACTATTGCCGAGGTGAAAAACAAATTCTTAAAAGAACGAAGAGAGATGAAAAGCGCGAAAATACATAAAGAATCGATGGTCGGCATTATAAATGGTTTATGGGCGAATTCGCTTGGTATGGGCGGCGTATTACCGATTGAAGCGTCTTTTTATCCTTGTAATACCTTTTTAGCATTAAATCTGACGGGCATGCAAGGCGATGTGATGAAAGAAAGTATGGCAGTGGCGAAAAGTTTGGCGTGGACGTTATTCACGAAACAAACAACAGTGGATGTGTCGGTCACACAGAAAAAAATAGAAGACAGTAAAAATCAAGGGTTACATATACACGTGCCGGAGGGGGCAACGCCGAAAGATGGACCGTCGGCGGGTACTGCGATTACTGTCGTGATGTATAGTTTATTTACGAACCGGAAAATTAAAAATGATATAGCAATAACAGGGGAAATCTGTTTACAAGGTCGTGTCACTGCTATTGGCGGGTTAGATTTGAAGATTTTAGGTGGAATAAAAGCAGGCATTAAAACATTTATTTATCCGGACGATAATAAAAAAGATTATGACGATTTTTATGAGAAGTATAAGGATAAACTGGACTTGAATGTGATTGATTTTATTTCGGTCAGTTCAATCGAGCAAGTTCTCTCTATCGTGTTTGAAAATACTGTTTGAATATAGTATTTTGAATATAGTATTTTGAATATAGTATTTTGAATAACATTGATATTAATAATCAATATTATATACATAATATATAATATGGCAATTGCATTAACTATCGAAAATGTGTTACATTTATTTTCATTTATTTCGCCATTTCTGTTGGCGTTCTTTTTGTTTATGACCTCTTTATTTAATCAGAATCTGAAAGGTTTAGTATATTTATCTGGCGTGTTAATGTCAACGATTTTTAATGTATTTTTAATGAACCAAATACAGAGTCCTACTTATCAAGACGCGGCATTTTCGTGTAATATGTTTGATATACCGTTTGTATCCCAATACAATAGTCCATCTTCTAGTAGTTTATTTATTGCTTTTACGATTGCTTATTTGGTTATTCCAATGAGCGTCAATAATCAATTGAATTATCCCGTGATTGCGTCGTTATTATGTTTATTGAGTTTAGATGTATTTACGAAAATTATTAATAGATGTACAAATTACGCCGGGGCAATTTTAGGTGCCTTGATCGGGTTCTTTTTAGGCACCATATGGTATACCTTATTCCATATTACGGGTTATGATTCGCTATTGTATTTCGACGAATTGCGTAGCGATAAAGTGATGTGTTCTAAACCCACGAAACAAACTTTCAAGTGTTCTGTATACAGAAACGGCGAATTAATAACGAGCAATATTGCGTAAACAAAGTAACCTTGCGTAAACAACGAGTAACCTTATGTATTATACTTATGCGTGTTTGCGTAGATATACTCTGAGAATTTATTTATATAAAAGGTTCGATGGAAACCGTGCATCAGTGAATTATTATTGTTTTTTACATTTTTCATTATAAGTATAAACTGTTTTACAATTTGTGCTGTATTTGCGGTTTTATATTTCGCGAGTGATTCTTTTGTAAAAATTGGTTTTTTAATGCGGGTATTCACATTATTATGAAATGTCCATAAAAACTCAATTAAGGTATTTTTTGACGCCGACACGGCATTCTTATTTATATTTTTTAAAAAAGTCATCGCGTGTGTTTGACAATCAGGGCACGGGAGATTATTACAAATCAAGATAATATGATTTAGCAATACTGGCAATTCACTAATATGTTCGTCCTTTAATTTTTCTGCTAAAGTATGAAATAATATCCATATGATATTACCCCATATTGCTTTATTAATATTCATCTTATTAATATATAAATATATATTTTATATAAATATATATTTTTAAAATAGACAATGAATAATTCGAATAATTATATCATAGAAGATGGGTTTGACTTTTATAAAGAATTAAATGGCGCCAGTGAAGATAATGAAGATAATATGAATAGCAGCAGCACCCTTAAAGAAAATCATTGTATGATTTCACACGAAAAATTAACCCACAATTCAATTAAATTACCGTGTGGACATACATTTAATTATATGCCGCTCTATATTGAATTACGCTTACACATTAAATATAATTCGATTGAATGTCCATATTGTCGAACCACCCACGAAAAATTAATACCATATATTGCGTTGCCGAACGTAGCGAAAGTTTTAGGCGTAAACCATCCAAAAAAACGATGTATGAAAGGTCCGACCTGTAACTGGAAATTGAAAACAGGGAAATGCTGTAATAAAAACGCGATTGAATGTGCGAGCGGCATATTTTGTGACAAACATAAATTGTTACACGCTGCTGCCGTGAATAAAACCGTCGAAAAGGATGAAATAATGCCGTGGACGGCAGAAATGACGGAAATGTTGAAAGCAAAAAGTGTGATTGAATTAAAAAAACAATTGCGAAGCGCGGGATTAACTATCGGCGGCAATAAAAGAACGCTCATTCAACGTATTTTTAAGAATAATAATAAATATTAAACATATAAATATTAAACATATAAATATTAAACATATAAATATTAAATATATAGATGTCTTCTTCACCGAATAACAATACCAAGGAGAAGATAACGAGTAATATAAAAAGTTGGTTACAACTGGACAAAGAAATACAAGTATTACAAAAAGAAATAAAAGACCGAAAGAAGAAGAAAAATGAGTATACGAATTCTCTCTTACAAATAATGAAGACAAACGAGATTGATTGTTTTGATATCAGTGAAGGGAAAATTATGTATACGCAGAGCAATGTGAAAAAACCTATTAATAAAACACATTTACTTGAATGTCTCAATAAATATTTCGAGAATGCGCCGAACGTCGCGACAGATGATATTGCCAAGTTTATTTTAGAACATCGAGAGACAAGTACTAAGGAAAATATTCGGCATAAACCTTCCAAAAATATCTAGGTATAAAATATATAAGTATAAAAATATATAAGTATAAAAATATATAAGTATTATAACATTATAACTATTATAATGTTATCTACAAAAGATAAACAAAAAATCGTCAAGCGTAAACTTGGGTTAGTCGGTGATATAGCAATCAACCTTCACGACACAGTTGATTATGATATGACGACGGTTGCGAGCAGTACAAATACTGACTTGGCGGCAGCAGCAGCGGATGTTATGCCGGATGCTATCCCGAATTATCGCGCCCCTGTCAAATGGTCTACCAAAAGACCCCTTTACATCTGTATTTACCAAATGGTTATGAATGAAAACCAACCTATTTTATTATATTTATTACATAATAGCATTACACATTTAGGTTTAATCAAGTTCCCGTCAGGATGCGTTGATACAAATACAAATACGAATGGGATGTTGCGAGACGTGATTCAGTATGTTAAAACCATATTACCCAAAGGTTCTATTACTTATATGGGTTATGATGAATTAACAACACATAATGTAGTTATTTTAAAATATATGAATTATAATCTCTCCGAGTGTATGAAACCCATTCCTATTTCAAATAATTATATATGGTCTTTGCCATTTGAAATTATGAATACGCGACATGTGTTTAATATACCGATGTCAATAACCGCTTTAAATTTCTTTTTAAAAAACGCGGATATGCTCGTGTTAAAAGAGCGTGATAGTATTGGATTTGTTTACGCTAATCCAGTGATTGGATATTATAAAATAAAGACGCCCGCACATAAAAAAGTAGAATTAGTAGATATTTATCTTGAACAACGAAATAAAGCAATTAAAAAATGTTATTATTTTTATAGGGACGTCCCAGATAAAAATGACGATGAAACTGTGATAAGGGTCGCGCTCTTTTTAGGGAGAACCGTGTTGGTTGCGTTATTGCCCTCTGAACCCCTTAAAATAGATTACGCGAGAATCGACACACTTATCGATAATACGTGTACTACGACCGAAAATAATAAATTATATTTGATTATGGATTATGCGCAACATATGCCGCTATCCTATCATTAATATTATAATATAAATCGGATGATTATAATATAAATAGGATGATTATAATATATTTATAATCATCCTATGGATAACGCGACCTTAATATTTGAAACATTATTACGAAAAGGTGTTTTTATGGATAAAGTCGATTCGTATGTTCAATCCATTTCCGATAATAATATTATCGATTTAAAACGTGTACCTGAACTCGTGTTTTTAATTATAACTATTTTAGAACCGAAAATTGAAGGAAAATTAACAATGGAAGATACATATGAATTACTGACTTTGTTTATGAAATATATTATTCGAGTGTATAATAAAGAGGATATGGATGATATAAATGCGTTTATTAAAATATATAATTGTTGTGTCAACTTGACGGTAATGAATATCAAGTTTAAACCGAAAAAAAAAATATTCGGTTGTATCTAGCGTATATATATTTATAAATATATATTTATAAATATATATTATAAAAGACACACACACACAAGCACACGTACATCTATGACCGGATAAAATCTTGTAAAATCTTGGGACCGTATGAGTCAAATCCGCACATATCCATCATATTTGGATCCGCGGGTTCGGCGATGGTAATATTCGTGCCTTGTGTGGCAATAACTGCTAACTTGACATTTGGCATTTTCATACCTTGCCGGTACTGTTTCATTGCTTCACTTGGTTTAATGCCGCTATTAACATCGTTGTCTGTAATCACCACAAACGCATCATATTTACGTTTATATCGCAACGCATCTAAAATACCAATTGAAATATCGGTTTGCGCCCAATCTGACCTTTGAACTGCTTCTAAGACTTGTTCTAAAGGCGCTTGCGCGTCAATCCGATCCGTCACCTCGGTTAATCCGACCCGATTGTTATTTTCAAGGTATTGCGATTTAATGCTGTATGAATAATTTTTGTTGGATGTGAATATATAAAAGGAATGGTCAGGCAATGCGCTTGATTTCGTTTCACTGCGCGCAAATATCATTGCTAATAATGCGGCCGCTTCAGCATTATTTACGCCTTCGCATAAAGATTCTGACGTCATTGAACCGGACCCATCAATTAAGAAACAAATACGCTTTCCCGTCGGTTCTACATTTTTGAAACTAAGATAGAACATTTCTTCCAGCGTTTTCACTAAGCGTGTATTCGGTTGCCACGTCGCAGAACCTTTATTGCCTCTACCCTTTCGATAAATAAACCACGCCATTAATACCGTGACGGGATGAATACGTGAAAACTTAATCGTGTCTGCTTCTAGTAAATGGGTTATTACTAATTCTAATACACTTTCATCCGCAAATACTTGATGACTTTCCATAAGTCCCAAGTTTCTAATTAAAGCCGTAAGCGGCATAGTGACTCGTGTCTTGTTTTTATTCACGAGTAATGCTCTCAAGACATCCGTATCCGCTAATGCCCATGTCGGCACTTGTTCACGGGCGAGTTTATGAATGTATATAAGGTCAATTAATTCACGCTTTTGTTCATTGGTACAATGTTTTGCGGTATGAATTGCCGTGAGATATTCATATACGCCGTTTTTAATTTGATTTAATTGCGTCTTTTCTGCCAAAGTCTTCATTTCCTCGTATCCATTTACCGCATAACGTAATACTAAATCAATTTCGGTCGGCGCCTTATCGTGCTTCTTTCCCCTGCCCGTATTCTTGTTGGTGTACCGCGATTTATGTGTTATTAATGCGCGGTCATCGCCCGTCTGAGTTTTTACGTGCGTACATTGTAGAATATTTTTAAATGACCACCCTTCGCGTGTCATATATTTCGTGATTTGGTATGCTAACTCTTTTGCGCGCGGGCAGTATGACAGAATCCATTCATTAATATGACGTTTCGTTGCCCTGCCAAACCCTTTTGTCTTTATATTATAGTCCGGATTATTTATATCGGCGTGAAAGTTCTTCCACGAATACAGATGTGATATTGTTCTTAGTTTCTTTATTAAGGCTAATCCCATATAACGCACATCTATATTTTCTGCTCGACAAATCGCGGCCAATATATGTAAAGTGTTATCTTGTTTTGGCGCTCGACCATCTTCATATACTTGTGCTACAATACCGCATATTTCTTCACCGTGTCCTTCCTTAAGTTGTGTATTAATATATTCAATATCTGCTGCGGATAATTTACCTTTGCGGTGGTCATATACATTATTGCGCGTGCCGAGAATAAGCATACGCAAGATATAATCTTTTAATGACAGTTTATATACAAAACTCTCATTAACTCTTTCGCTCGTGCTGCTGTTGCTGCTGCTCTCCGTATTTCTTTGTAGTGCCATTTTACTTTATGCGGTTGTATGTTATTATACATTAATTATCTTTAAATCATTTCAATTTTTTATATCGCTTTCCGTAATGACATCCATTATTGGCGTCGTATCATTCGGTATATTATTTGCGGTGGTGGCGGTGGTGGTGGTGGCAGCACTGGCAGCACCAGCGGTTGTAGTGGTTCGGACATTATTGCGTTTAATATTTTGGGTCTGAAGTAGTTTCATAATAAGATGCGGTAATATCGCAATTGTGTTCATATACGTTTTATATTTAAAAGAACAGATAGATGCGGCGGAACCAAACTCGATACTGTACCACCAATATGCTGGCAAAAATAAGATTTGTCCTTTTTCTAATGTAATATCCAGACATTTAATTTTATCAAAATCTGCTTTATATTGCCGCTGAACATCCCACGGATTGATTGGCGAAGTAAACTCCATATTTTCATAATCTTTGTGCTGATATAAATAACGAGTGCTTTTCGGCGGCGATAATTTGATTTTAACTGCCCCTTCGGTCACTAAAAAGTAATTCCGGTAATTTAATTCATATCTAAACGGCGTTCGTACACCTTCACTTGCCATTAAAAAATCATAATTACAATTCGACACCATATAAGGTCGTAAAAAAGAATCATTGTAGCGGAAACTTTTCACCATACTTGTTTCTTCTAAAAAGTCGGCATTATTTTCGACTAAATATTTTGTATCAATATCTTCTTCTACGATTTTTAAAGCATTACTAAAGGCAACCGGCACATATAATCCCGTTTCTTCATCTACCGGATCTTTTACATTACGTATTTTCACATCAAAAGCGCCGTACGTGTCAATAATATTACGACGTTGACACGTCTCTAAGATTCGCTCATTCATAAATTCAAACTTGATCGGTTGGCGCATATCGCATATTTCTTCTAATTTATCCTTAGAGGGATAGTCGACTTCATATATTTCTAAATCATCGCTGGTTTTTATATGAAAATAAATATGGAGGTATAAAAAAAGAACAATACAAAAAATGAGAATAATATAGATTATATTCATATGAACTACTTTATCTCGAGACTTATTTTTTTGATATTTTAACTCACTCTTCTTATTCTTATTCTTTCATTTTAATATCTTTCTTATTTTCGCAAACAAGTCCCAATTTATTGACCGCCATACGTCGTTTTTCACATCGGAATAATGTAAGCGTATTTCATCGTATTCATCGTGGGCGTAGTCTAATACATTTTGTATAATATTATAATTCGGGCGTCGCGAAAATCCAATATAAAATTTCCCTTCTTTTAATGAGTACCATAGGTCTTGAATGGTAAATGGATGTGCTACCAAATATTCATATACTTCCTTGGTTAAACACCAACAATTGGTATGAAATATAGCATAAAGTATCACACCGCCTTCTACAATTTGAAACTGAAAGATAAATCGAAATGTGCGATTTTTTATATGCTCATTAATAAGTTCCTTATCTAATGGATCTATAATTATTAATTTTTCGTCTTTTACGTAGGCGTGTTCGAGTTTAACTTGTGATGTCGGTATTGCTTCTTCTTCGGCGGTCAGAAATTGCGAATAAGTGCCTTTGGTGTTGTCGTCCATTGTGATGATAGTATATGTTATCTATTATTATAGATAGCATAACGAAATCAATTTTAATTTTGGTGATGTTCGTGTTATACTTCTTCGTCTTATACTTCTTCGTGTTATACTTCTTCGTCTTATACTTCTTCGTCTTTTATTTTAGGGGCGAGATGAATACGCACAAAACTTTCTTTATTCGCCTTATCCTCGTCACCACCGTCACCGTCACCGTTCTGCTCGGTTGCTGCTGGCACATCTAGTCTATATTTCATAATCATAGGCGATTCGTCATTAAAACCCATTTCCATTACAGTTGCGAGTTTGTTAAATTGACACATCAATTGTACATATCTTAAACTATACATTTGTTCTAATGTTTCATTCTCAGTAATCGCATATTCTTTCACATCTTCAATTCGAATCGATGCTTTCATTGTGCCTTCCGTACCCGACGACATACATTCAATCTTGTTTTCATCAAATTTCATTGTTAAATTATTATCAAATACCGTAAGTTGACTAATTAGCGCACAAAAGATTTTCGATTCAATCTTTAAATCAACTTTGGTGTCAAATAATACGACATCCATTATTTCGTGGGTGATATTAACTAGCGGCAATTCGAAATATTTATTAAAATGTCCCATCTTAACTGTTCCATTTTCGAAATTAATACATAGTTTATCCGAATCTGCTGTTGTTTCTATCGATAATTCTTGTGATTCATTTAAGGTCGAAAGTACCTTATTTAACATCGCGATATTTACGCCGATATTTGCTTGGTCGGTCTCTGTATCAAAACTATATTCTTTAAACCAACTCGCGTGTAATTTACATTCTAATAAACAGCAATGACTATCATCTAAACATTGAATATAGACTTCGTGTTCTTTAAAAAACATACACACATTATCCGTGAAATATTTTAAATTGGCAAATAAAATTGCGAATTGTTGTCCTTTGCGTGAATTTTCAAACACAAGTTTCATCCGCGAGTGGTATAAATATATTAGTGTTATTATTATAAGTTGTTTTTACATATATCAATAAAAAATATTTATTTATTTTTATTTTATTTTATTTTATTTTATTTTATTTTATTTTATTTTATTTTATTTATACGATTTACTTCGTTTTACAACCATACTTGTGCGCTTCATTCCAGTCTTCGAGTTGGCACGTATTTGAACAATAACGTACACTGCCATTACACGTGCCGCCGCATTTCTTCAATTTATAGATAGAACGCTTACAATTATCACAGCGTGGTGCTGGTGGCGGGTCAGTGCGTAAACTGCGCGAATGCGTCTTTATCTGCCGCATTGCTGCTTTCCATCCCGCATACCACCCATCACGCCATTCAGCATCGCAATGCGCAGAACAATCGTCTTCTTCATCCTCTGTTTCCTCTGCTTCCTCTTCATCCTCTGCTTCCTCTGCTTCCTCTTGTTCTTCCTCTTCTTCCTCTTCTTCGTCTTCTTCGTCTTCTTCCTCTTCGTAATCTTCATCGTCTTCTTCCTCTTCTTCGTAATCTTCATCGTCTTCATCGATGTATTCAATATCTTCGCTCACACATTTTTGGCAGACGGGTTCTTCTAACCCATATTGTGTGCTATAATAATACTTGTCTTCGCCCGCAGAACCGCAAGTCGCACAAGAGTTTAACTCTTCACACCAATCCTCTAAATCTTCGGTGATTGTCGCGTCATCGCTAGTGTAAATTGATTTCAATACGCATTGATTGTATACTGCCCAATTCAAATAATTTACCCAGTCGTATGCGTGTTCTCTTACTCGCACCGGCAATTCAAGACACGCGGTGTTAATATTCGCATCGTGATATATCGTGTCATCTTCTTCTCCTTCACCAAAGATAGAAGTTTGAAGCGACTGGATTGTGCGAAAGAATGTATCACAGACTTGTTGTCGTAATTCAGACGCGACATTTGCGAATACCCGCGTTTTATTCACCTTCTTATAAAAGCGTTCTAATTCAGTTCTCTTTTTATTTGTACGCGTCGTACATTTTTCATATATACTTACCAACTTACTCGCGTCGGATCGAGTAATTTCATAATTTGCGGGAGCGTTAACGTTGTTTTTTCGTGATGAAGTAGTAGTTGCCATTTTTGTCGTTGTCTTGTCTTGGTTTTATGAAAAAAATAAAGAAAAATTATCAATTCAATTTTTTTCATAATTGTAAAAAAAAAAATTAAAAAACTATGTATATATATATTTTACAAGTCTGCTTGTTTTCTTCTTGCCTTCATTAATTGTTCTTTTGTTATATGTTTTTGATAGGTTAAAATCATATCATCGCAAAAATAATCGTCTTCAGCACAACTGCCGTGTTTTTCTGAATTCAAAATATAGGTGATACAAAACTCCGGCGTTAAAACTTGTGTTGTTAATAATTTACGTAATTCGAGATGACTCGCATTATATTCTAATGTTTCTATATCATATTGATTTGTTTTTGATAACTCATTGTTTGAAATATACGGAATTTTATTTTTAGATTTGGTTTCTTCTTCCTCCATCTATAAATAATAATTAATTATTATTTATATTATTCTTAACACTTATTCTTAATACTTATTGGGACTGTTGTTCCGATATGACAAGAGTAATAGATGGTTCTTCTACGTTACTGTCCGTCATTTGTTCTGGTGGCGGGCATACTGTTTCACTCTCGGTAACTGGCACTACTACAACTTGTTCTTGTACTACAACTTGTTCTGGTACTACAACTTGTTCTTCTACTACAACTTGTTCTGTTACTACAACTTGTTCTTCTACTACAACTTGTTCTTGTACTATTGTTTCAATCTGTGTGGGAACTACTTCTACTACCTTTTCATTTTTTTCATTTAATAATTTTAATAAAGTCGCATTCGTTTCTATTAGAAATTCTTGAACTTTTTCGTAATCCATATGTAGATTGGCAATAACTTCTTCTAATACCGCAATTTTTGCTTCTAATTCAGGCACATTATTCGTGATTGGCGGTGTTTGAACCGTCATTACATTTTGATTAGACGTTTCTTCAATTGCTTTTGATAACGCCAATACTGTATTATCCATTTTATTCAATCGAAGTTCGTGTAGTTGCATAATTTGTGTTGGATGTAGCGGTTTTAAAATGCGTAAAGTTTCTCTATCAAACTCATTATTGACTGGTATTGGACCCGCAATTTTTTGCGGAGGCGGTTGCGGTTGCTGCTTTTGCTGCTGCTGGGGTGGTGGCGGTGGCGCCATTGCTTTATTTTGCTGCTGCGGATTTAATGGCGAAGATACTCGCTGTATTGAGTTTGTATTATTTCGAATTGATGAAGAATTAATTGGACAAGCATTACCTTTCACGTCCGTACATTTTTGGGCAAACCGATTAAAGCGTTGATTATGGTCTTCTCTTCCACGTCGATTTTTAGCAGCAGCAATTGCAGCAGCTCCACTCATAATTATATAATTGCTTAATAGTATTTATCTAAATTATTTTCGCATTTCCATTTTAATTGGTTCGTGTGTTTTATAATTACATAATTCAATATCTTCTAAATTATAATCATTTATATCGTGTTTAATGTTTTTAATATGAACTCTCGGAAAAGGAAAGGGTGAGCGGTTTATTTGTTCTTTTAATACTTCTAAATGATCGTCGTAGATATGACAATTTCCTAAATGATAATAAAAGTCTGTTGCTTTTAATCCACAATGATGCGCAATTAAATGCGTCAATAAACTATAAGAGGCGATATTAAAGGGTACGCCTAACCCGACATCGCCGCTGCGTTGATATAAACTACACGATAACTTATCCGTGTCAGTGACATTAAATTGGACTAAAATATGACACGGAGGTAGTGCCATTTCATTGAGTTGACACGGATTCCACGCCGACATAATTAGACGGCGCGAGTTTCGAGTAAGAGGATGTTTCAAACAACTAATAATGTACCCGAGTTGGTCTTCGCCTTTCCCGCTATAATCTGTCTGACAATCCGTATAAGTCGCATTAAAATGCCGCCATTGATGACCATATATCGGTCCTAAATCATTCTCTTTTCTATCATACATTCCAATCTCATCTAAATAATCTCTCGACGCATTCCCATTCCATATGGTTACATTTTGTTCTTGTAACCGTTGATTATCGGTTGACCCACTAATAAACCAAAACAATTCTTTCGCACACGTTTTCCAAGCAACTTTTTTTGTTGTTAATAGCGGTAATATTCCATCCGTCAACGTAAAGTGCATAGCACTACCGACAATAGTTTTAGCATATCCGTTTCGCCCAAATTCCATAACACCGTATTGTAAAATATCTTCAATAAGATGTAAATATTGATTTTCGTCGTGTACTTGTTGTTCCGTATTAGATGCGGTCGAAGATGAAATGGCAGTCTTGTTTTTTTCTAAAATACGGCGTAACATTTTGTTTATACAATATTATATCTCATTATTTTTAATTTCTTTTTATAAAACATAATGGATAAGGTTAGTGATAGTGTAAAATCGGTTCAAGATGAATCGATGAGTTTTTTCAAATACGTCTTTAATTTTGACGACCAAAATAAGTCACATATGTTGAATATGTTACAGTACTCGTTTTTGACGATTATTCCGGTATTAGTTGTTTTGCGGGGCATTAAAAAGTTTGTGCCTGAGGATGATGATTCTAAAGGAAGTTTAGAAATAATCATAGAAAGTGTTGGACAAGTCACTTTAATTATTCTCTCTATTTGGTTTATTAATAAAATAATACGCTTTATTCCAACTTATAGCGGCGAAGAATACCCGAAATTTAATGAAGTAAACTTTATTATCCCATTTATTTTAATTTTAGCAACAATGCAAACGAAACTTGGCGCTAAATTCAATATATTAATTGATCGGTTTATGGAGTTGGTGTTTGGTCGTGAAGAGAAACCGCAACCACAGCAAGGACAGGGTAAAAATGTCGTGCGAATCTCGCAACCGTTAGCAGGACAACCACAACAACAACATCAACCCAGTCAAGCCGATTATTTAGACCGTAACCAACTTTTACCGCAAAATGTACAATTAACTGCTATGCCAACCCAAAATCCGTCACAACAAGGTAAAGCATTTGACGCGATGTATCAACAACAAATGTCGCCGGAACCTATGGCCGCTAATGACGGCGGCGGTGGATGGGGGTCTTGGTAATGGATGACAAGATAACAGATGAGAGCATAATAGCATAACATAATAATATCATAACATAATAATAGTATAACATAATAATAGTATAACAATAAATTATACTATTATCCAAAGAAAGGATAGTGAAAGTAAAGGAAGGTAGAGAAGAGAAAAAAATTGAAATACTTTTTTATAATAAAAAAGGGGGTAACCAAAGAGCAAAGAAGCGACGAAGCGAAAAAGAAAAAAAAAGGAATGAGTTTTGCGGCGAGTTTAAAAAAGATGCGGATGGCATTAGGCGAAAATGTGAAGGCGGTAGTCGAAAGATTAGCGTCGGAGTATAAGTTTGATGCGGAAGCGGCGTGGACGTTAATAAAAACGGAAATGGATATAGCAGGTGCGGCGGCGGGAGCAGCGGCGGCACCAGCAGCAGCAAAAAAAGAACCAAAAGAGAAGAAGGAAAGGAAGAAGAAGGCGGCGGCGGCGGATACTACTACTACAATAACCACCGCGGATGCTGTTAGTGCTGGTGCTGGTGGTGCTGCTGGTGTTGTAGCAGCAGCAGCAGCAGCACGCGGTCGACCGGAGAAGAAGGCGAAGGCAGTAAAAAATAAGACAGGAGTAGTAGAAGATTTGATACTAAGTCAGTTGCTGATGGCAGCGTCCGATGATGATGAGCAGGACGGCAGCAATAGCAGCGGGTGTGAGAGTGATAATGAGAATGGTGGTGGTGGAGCAAGCGGTCCTAGTGCTGGAGTAGCACGAAGTGAGGGAACCGACGGCAAGAGCGTGAGCAGCAGCAGCGGCAGCAGCGGCAGCAGCGGCATCAATACAGTAACAGCATCAGCAGCAGATGTTGTGATTGTAGCAGCAGCAGCAGCAGCAGTCGCCGCGCCAGTAAAAGAAAAGAAGGTTGCCGCACCGCGTAAAAAGAAGGAAGAGACCTCTTCTACTGCTGGTGCTAGTGCGGAGGCAGCACCAGTAAAAGAAAAGAAGGTTGCCGCACCGCGTAAAAAGAAGGAAGAGACCTCTTCTACTGCTGCTGGTGCTAGTGCGGAGGCAGTCGCCGTGCCAGTAAAAGAAAAGAAGGCAGCAGTGCCGCGTAAAAAGAAGGAAGAGACCTCTTCTACTGCGGCGGTGACAGCGGAGGCAGTCGCCGTGCCAGTAAAAGAAAAGAAGGCAGCAGTGCCGCGTAAAAAGAAGGAAGAGACCTCTTCTACGGCGGCGGTGACAGCGGAGGCAGCACCAGTAAAAGAAAAGAAGGTTGCCGCGCCGCGTAAAAAGAAAGAAGAAGTAGTAGTAGCAGCGCCAGTCGTTGTCGCAGTAGTAGCAGCAGCAGCAGCAGCAGAACTGGTGGAAGAAGAAGTTGTAGAGTTAGAGTTAGATGAAGAAGCAGAGGTAGAAGCAGAGGTAGAAGCAGAAGAAGGCGAAGAGGCAGTGTTGTTTGAATGGGAAGGCGTGACCTATTACAAGGCAGGTGATGGAACGCTGTTTAATGAAGAGGATGAGGAGGTAGGGCAGTGGGATGGAACACAAGTCGTATTAAACGACGCATAAAATAAAAGTTATATATAAAAAAATAAAAAATAATGTAAAAAAAAGAAAAAAATAAAAAAAAAAAAAAAAAAAAAAACAATGTAAAAAAAAGAAAAAATAAAAAACTATAAATGTAAAAAAAGAAAAAATATAAAAAATATAATGTAAAACAATAGATAAAAAAGAACCTTAAGTTCTTTTTTATTTGTAAAG